CTTTGGGCGCGCTGTATGTTGTTACACTCCCATACATGGCTTAAGTTCACAGCCCTTACCGCGAGGTGCTTTTACAGCCGATTTGGTACGCGCTACCAGTCGACCTCATATTTTCTTAGACCCATCCACGTCCCAAGGAGGAGAGATGACATTGCCATTTTTCTTTTATAATAATGCAGTTAATTTAGTAGAGAAAGAATACAATGAGTTGGGATACATTGATTTATTGCAGATTACACGACTAAAGCATGCAAATGGAGCTGCAGGAGATGTACGTATTACTGTAATGGCGTGGGCTGAAGATGTTGTCTTGAACGTGCCAACGGTTTATAGGCCAGGCCCGGTAGTGTTGGAAAATCAAGCAGAAGATGAGTACGCCAAACCCTCTGTTATAGCATCGACTGCTGCAAAAATTGCGGATGTTGTTTCCAAAGTGCCCACTTTGATGCCTTATGCCCGAGCTAGTTCCATGGTTTTAAATGGCATGTCTGAAATGTTTAAGTTGTTTGGGTACAGTCGTCCCGTTATCACCGACACCACTTTGGTGCGTTCACAATTTTTGGGCAACATGGCTAACACCAATGTGTGTGACACTTCATTCAAATTATCTACGGATGTGAAACAAGAGATTACCATAGATCCGCGCACTGTAGGATTAGGATCTGTAGATGAGATGGCAATTTCGTATATTGCTGGTAAATCAGCTTGGTTGTATCAATTTAATTGGAATACAACTAACAATTATAGTGATCGGTTAACATCATTGGGAGTTACGCCCTATGTATGGCACCCCTATACTGCAAATTCTGAGGAGTTTTTCTGTTTCCCCCCGTGTATGCACGTTGCTTCTTGTTTCAGATATTGGAGAGGTACAATGAAATATCGGTTTCAAATTGTGGCGTCAAATTTTCACAGAGGGAGGTTGTTAGTTGTTTATGACCCACATAATGTAGATAGTTTTGATCCCACCTCCACTTATTCGCGCGTTATTGATATTTCACGTGATAGAGATTTTACCATCGAAGTAGGTTGGGGAACAAATAAACCTTATAAAGATTCCTTGAATCCAGCTCTGAATACTAATGGTCTTGTATGGCGCAGTGGTAATGCCGTACTGCCAACGGATCATAATCACTATAAT